GACTTCGTATGCGTTGGTTATAAGGGTACATCTCCTTATGACGCTGGTTTGTTCTACTGCCCATATGTACCGCTACAAATGGTACGCGCAGTTGATACCACAACATTCCAACCAAAGATTGGCTTCAAGACACGCTACGGCATGGTATCCAATCCATTCGTAACAACAGGTATCAATGGAGATGGTACTCCAGACCTTGCAACTGCAAATGATGGTGAATCACTCACCCCCAGACGCAACCAATACTACCGCCTCTTCAAAGTCGCTAACCTCCACGGTAACGACGCAGCATACGGTGGTTCCTGATAGTTAAACCTATCAAACGGTAAGGGGAAGAGCGGACTAAACATCCGCTCTTTTCTTTTATCTACATACTGTATAAGGAGTAAATAATGTCTCAATTACCACAGGGATTTTTAAGACAACCAGATACCATAGATTTGGCACAAGTCAATAAGTTTAAATTGACTTTACACAACTATCCGTATCTTGAATATTTCGTGCAACAAATAAATCTCCCAGGCTGTTCTATTCCAGAATTTACACAACCAAGTTATTTTACTGCTATTCGTAGACCAGCAACAACAATAAATTATGAAGATCTTTCGGTTACTTTTTTAGTTACAGAGGATTTGCAAAATTGGCTTCAAATCTACGATTGGATGACAAGGATTGTACCAACTCGTTCGTTTGATGAAATCCTACAACCAGAACCGACAATTTACACAGATATAACATTAAATATGTTAAGCAATAAATCAAATCGTGTAATGGATGTTCATTACAAACAATGTTGGCCAAAATCACTCACAGGTATAACTTTAGATGCAAGTACTTCGGATGCAGCAAACATGACAGCAACTGTTGTATTTGGTTATTCTGGTTATACTGTAATTCATAAAGACGACAATAAAGAACTACCAGTTTCTTGACTTTTTTTATCTCCGTGCTATACTTTATATTATGGATATTGATACACTTAAACAAATGATTCAAAAAGATCTGCATATCAATGATGCAGAACTCGACACAGCATCTCTCGGTATTCCTCAACTTCACAGTAGATATCTTAATATTCTACATGATGAAAAACTCATTCTTCAATCACTTCGTATTAGAAAAAGAAAGTTATTGAAAGAAAAGTGGGAATACTACACAGGAAAGATGGATTCAGACACCCTACGAGAAAAGGGATTAGAACCATTCAATTTAAAAATTCTAAAGCAGGATGTGGACATGTATATTGAATCTGATGATGAAGTTGTTGCCATAGATTCCAAACTGTTCCTTCAACAAGAAAAAGTAGATTTCCTACAAGAAACAGTTAAAGCAATCAACAACATGCAATGGCATATTCGTGATGCTATTGCTTGGCGCAAGTTCATCAACGGAATGAATTAACAGTCCTAAATATTAAGGACATGCCAGATTTAATTATAGACGATGTAGATACAGTAAATATCAAAGTTGCTTGCGAGAAATCTCTAGCAAAAGAACTTTCTGACTTTTTTACTTTTAAAGTACCAGGTCACAAATATATGCCTGCGTATAGAAATCGTCTATGGGATGGACAAATCAAACTGTACAATATCTACAAGCAAGAGATATATGCTGGATTACATGATTATGTCCTTAAATTTGCTCACGAAAGAAACTATACGGTACAGGACAATACTCGTTCTGTCGGAGAAGATGTAACTCCAGATCAAGTATCCGAATTCCTTAAAACTTTAAAGTTATCAGTAAATGGTAAATCTATAGAAGTACATCCGCACCAATTAGAAAGTATTTGTCATTCTATAAACAAAGGAAGGACTCTACTACTTTCTCCAACAGGATCGGGTAAAAGTTTAATCATATATTCTCTAGTTCGTTGGTATCTGAATAAACTACCAAAGGACAAAAAGATATTGGTTCTAGTACCAACAATATCTCTAGTTACTCAGATGTACAATGACTTCTTGGATTATTCCAAGAACGATAAATTCGATGTACATCGTAATTGTCATAAGATATATGGCGGTCAAGACAAAGACACACCAAAGCGTGTGGTGATTTCTACTTGGCAAAGTATCTACAAATTACCAAACAAATTCTACGATCATTTTGGTGCGGTGTTTGGAGATGAGTGTCACTTATACAAATCGAAATCTTTAACTGATATTATGACGAAGTTAAAGACCTGTCCCTATCGAATAGGAACGACAGGAACTCTGGATGGAACTCTTACGCACAAATTGGTAATAGAAGGACTATTCGGAAAATCTCATAAAGTAACATCAACGAAAGAACTCATGGATAAAAATATCTTATCCAATCTTTCCATTGATTGTATCCTATTGAAATATTCAGATGAAATACGACAAGAATTAAAGAAAATTACATACCAAGAAGAGATAGATTGGATCGTTCAATACGAACCCAGAAATAAATTCATATGCAATTTGGCAAAGAATTTAAAAGGTAACACTTTAATTCTATTTCAGTTCGTAGAAAAGCACGGAAAGAAATTAAAACAAATGTTTGATGATCTTGGCACTGATCACAAGGTATTCTTCATACACGGTGGTACAGAAGTCGATGATCGTGAAGCTGTTCGTAAAATTGCAGAGGAGGAAGAAAATGCTATCATCATTGCTTCGTATGGAACCTTTTCGACGGGTGTTTCTATTCGTCGTCTTCACAACATTATATTTTCATCTCCATCTAAAAGCAGAGTGAGAGTATTGCAATCAATTGGTAGACAATTGCGTAAATCTGAATTTAAGGAAAAAGCAAAACTATATGATTTGGCAGATGATTTATCTTGGAAATCCTACAAAAATCATACGCTTAAGCACTACGAGGAAAGATTAAAAATATATGAATCGGAATTATTTGAACACAAGAAGGTGTCTATTCCAATTATATAAATAATTAAAAGGAGCAGTAATGGATCAACCCAAGTATGTTCTTGTAAAGTTAGTGACAGGAGATACCTTGATCGGATCTTTAGTGGATGTCGAATCTGACACCCATATTACTTTAAATAATCCTTTTACCTATCAGATTATAAGCATTACCAATCCATTTGGAGCAAAGGTTAAAGATGTTCTTACTTTTAGAAAATGGATTGATTTTTCGGGTACAGATGATATTCAATTTGCAAAAACTGCAATAATTTCTACAGTTCCAGCAGATGAAAAGATACTACAGTTCTATCTAAAAGAACTAGAAACTCTTCAACAACTGATGGGTTCTTTAAGTGACAATAACAATTCTGATGAACAAAATCCAGAACAAGAAGATGATACAAAAGGTATCATGGGAAATCTTAATTTAAATTTTAATTTTGAAAACCCAGATCATTTTCAAATGTTCATGGAAAATATGCAAATAAGCATAGAAGCATTGTTGGATGAAATCGAAAATGGTGGTCAAGATAATATTGATGATCTTGATATATCAGATTTTGAGTTTGAAGACGATGAAGATTTCAATCCCGCAAAGGCGAATACGAATCCACCAAAAAGAAAAAGAGCAAAAAACAGAATCGCTCCTAAAGAATCTTTCGATTTGCCATATGTGGAAGATGGGGATCCAAAAGATCCCCGCAGTTGGTCGAACAATCCAGAGGACTATCTTAAGTAGCTTTAGGTCTTTAAAGCCTTGTCTCCTTGATAGCCCACACAGTGATTATAACTTAAGGTAAAATACCTGTCAAGTTTTTTCTTCCAAGATTTTTAGTTGAACGGAGACAAACATATGCTATAATTGGAGCATATTGAAAGGTTGTGGTGTATGAGTAAAAAGAAAAAATCAAGTTCTCATTACATAAGTAACGAGGATTTTTTGAAAGAAATGATTATATGGAAAAATTCAGTATTAGAAGCATTACAAACGGATGAACCAATTCCTCCTGTAACTCCATATATCGCAGAGTGTTTTTTAGAAATTGCTTTAAATTTAGCCAAGAAACCAAATTTTGTAAATTATCCATTCAAAGAAGATATGATTGGGGATGCAGTAGAAAACTGTTTACTTTATTGCTCTAATTTTGATCCTCAAAAATCTCAAAATCCATTTTCGTATTTTACACAAATAACTTATTATGCATTCTTAAGAAGAATACAAAAAGAAAAGAAACAAAAAGAAATAAAATACAAGTATCTTAAATCTTTAGATACTCGCGGAGATCTTAGTCAGTATCTAAAACAGTTAGGTATTAGCGAAGATGAAGCAGAAGTTTATGAAAAAGTAATTGAAGAAACAGAAGATACCAAGACAACGAATAAAAAGAAGAAAAATTTAGAGTTGTTTGAGGAAGAATAAATGAAAATTGCATTAATTAATGATACCCATTTTGGTGCAAGAAATGACTCTCCTATCTTCTTGGAGCATTTCTTAAATTATTTCGAAACTCAGTTTTTTCCATATCTAAAACAGCATAATATCAATACGGTATTCCATCTTGGTGATCTATTGGATCGTAGAAAGTATGTAAACTTTCATACATTATCTGCGATACAGCAAAGATTTATAAAACACATAGAAGATCTTAATTTAGATTTTTATTGTGTTATTGGTAATCACGACACCTATTTCCGAAATACAAATGATATCAATTCGGTTACGGAATTGTTCGGTAGTAAGATGCATATCATTTCTTCTCCCTGTGAGATTGAAATGGATGACGGAATCAAATTCCTTGCTCTTCCGTGGATCAATAAAACCAACTACGACGAAAGCATTAATGCTATAAAAAATAGTAGTGCTGAATATGCAATCGGACACTTAGAGATTGCAGGATTCCAAGTTTTACGAGGAGTCAAACACGAAGAGGGATTGGATGTAGGTGTTTTCAATAAATTTGAAACGGTATTCTCTGGTCACTTTCATTGTAAGCAGGCAGATAAAAATATAGAATATTTGGGAACACAGTATCAAATTACATTCAACGATTTGAACGAGCGTAAGGGGTTCCATGTATTTGATACAGATACGCGGGAACTTGAGTACATCAGAAACGAATCAAATCTTTTCTATCAGATTGGTTATGACGATAAAAACTATGATATGATGGAAACTGACTTTTCTAAGTACTCATTGACTTTTGTTAAAGTGATTGTTCAACATAAAACGAATCCGATTCTATTTGATACCTTCATTCAATCTCTTTTCGATGCTGGTGCATATGAAGTCAATATTATTGAAGATTATTCCGAGCAACAGATAATGGCTTCTTCTGTTGAAGATGTGTCTAAAGACACGCTAACTCTAATCAATGAAGAAGTTGATGCTATGGAAAATATTGATAATAAACAAAAGTTAAAGAAAATGATCCGAGAACTTTACTTGGAGAGTTTGACAGTCGAGGAATGACATGGTATACTAGTGTCATGAATATCTTCGTAGTAAATCAAGATCCTATTGTTGCTGCAAAAAACCTATGCGACAAGCATGTGGTAAAGATGATCGTAGAAACAGCGCAGTTGCTATCAACGACTCATAGAGTTCTTGACGGCAATCCCGCTGTTGTTCTTTCCCCCAAGGGCAGAAAGATCAAGCGGTATTTAATGGAAAATATTGAATTGGAAAATACTTTGTGTAAGTCAGTGATGGTTAATCATCCGTGTACACAATGGACAATGCAAAGTACCCATAATTATAATTGGTTGCTTCTTCATGGAAAATCGCTTTGTTCGGAATACACATATCGGTATTATTCCACCCATTCCATGCAGCATCTGTTTGATACTCATCTTTCCCAACTTCCGATCAATCTTATAAAGAATGGAAAGGATGAATCTACTCCGTATGCTCAGGCGATGCCCGAACAGTATCGTAATCCTGACAATGCAGTAGAAGCATATAGAAACTACTATATTCACGAAAAGAATAGGTTTGCAAAGTGGACTCGTAG